GGTTTCCAAATGGCTCCAGGTGTTGAAAAAAACTTTGTGAAAATAGTTCGCGACCAAACAGAAGACATTGGAACAAAAAAAGCCTTTTATTTTTATTATGCAATTCGCCCGCGTTGGGAATATTGGATTGAAAACACAAACGTTCCGGACGATTTAATTGACGGAACAAAGCGTTTTGACGGGAAAAATCAAAATTGGTCGCGTCTTGATTCTGTTTTTAATTATTGGAAGTTAAGATTTTCAATTGAAACAAAATTAAATTCGGACGGATTGATGAAAAACACAAAGAATTCACAAAATATTTACATTCGAACATTTGACGAATCAACAATTTGGGACGGTTCAATCAATCATTACGACGAAACAAAGGCGGTCAATTTATACACCGGATTAAATTCCGACGGTGTTCGAACAAATGCGATTCTTGATTCTGAAAATACTTTGATTGAAGCGGATTTTGACCTTCAAGACGTTTCCGGAAATGTTGGAACAATTTCCGATTATTACGGTGTTATAAGAATTGAAATATTTGAAAAAGGCGGAATCAAAGGAATTGAAATGATTTCGACCGTTTTGGATAACATCGACGGTATTTTGAAACCAATTTCAGGTGAAACAAAGTGCAAGATTGAAAAAGTAAGCAACACAAAAATTCGTTTGTCCGCGTTAATTGATTATAATTTCTTAAATTTCGAGGGAATAAGATACAAGACGAGCGCACGAATAGGATATAAAAATTTATTAACGCCGGGAATATATGGACAACAATACGGCAACCAATACGCGTAATTATGACAGATTTACTAAATAGGGCAAATGTTGACACGGCAATAAATACTTTGTTGGACGACGCACAACCAAATGAAGCAATTCAACCGTCGGATCACAACGGTTTGTTAAAAGACATTTTGGACACACTTGCGAACGGTTTATATACAGTTTTACGGACAAGTAGATACACCGGCGGCGAAAACATTTTTTTTAACGGAACATCATATCCAATTTATCAACGTGGAAGTTTTCAAGCAAGTTTGAACGTTGCAACATTGACGGGAAATCAATCCTATACTTTGCCGGACAACACCGGAACAATTGCGCTATTGTCGGACATAACCGGCGGGAATAATATGTCAAACGCAAATTTGACGTCAGACGGAAGTTATGCGGTAAATTTGAACGGGAATTCTTGGTCGATAGTAAACACCGGCGCAACAAATGAGATTTTAAGAACTGAAAACACTTCCAACGCTCAATTGAGATTATTACAAACACAAGGCGCGTTGTTGAAGTGGTTAGGCGGTGCGGGTTCTTCGACATCTTGTCTTGACGGAAACGTCAAAATTGAACCAAAATTGATTGTTGAGGGTGCGGATACGCTATCAACAACAACCGTTCTTGAATTATTCGACGGTGACACAATTCCAAATTCACTTTGGAATTTCAGAGCGGACGGAAGTTTGATTGCAAGTCGTTCGAAAACTTCGTTGATTGCACAAAACAGCACAAGCAACGACGCAAATGAATACATTTTAAAAGGTAGGAATTCGCTTGATACGTCTGATTATTTCTTTTTCGGGAACGGGGGCGAAGTAAGATTTGGAAAAAGTGCGGTTGATAATTCAAGCGGTGATAAATCAACTCATGTTATATGGGCTGCAAACACGGTGACTAGAAGTGGAACGGGTAGTTACTCAATTTTAATGGGACATAGTATAACCGCCAATTATTCAGGCAATGACGTTATTGGTTTAGGACGAACAATTGACATCAGTAAACAAAGACAAATTGCAATTGGTGAAAATATCGACATAAACGGCGAAATAAATTTCGCAATAGGACGAATAATTGATTCAACCGCGTCAAATTCTTTTTTATTTGGCGCAAATTTAGTATCAAATGGGTCATTGTCTTTTTTAGCGGGAAAATGGTTGCAATCAAGTTCAACCGGGTCAAGCGTTATAGGTTACGGAACACCAACGGCAAATTTAATAAACGCAACGGCCGATTCGGTTGCGTTTGGGTGGAATACAACGACTCCGGTTCACCTTTTAAAAAGTGACGGGGTCAATTTTACACTTCCAACAAGTTCAGCCGGATTGAGTTCGGGCGATTTGTGGAATGACGGCGGAACGGTTAAAATTGTATAATAATTAATTTTTAATAAAATGATAAACAACAAAGAATATTATAAAATCAACGGCGATTTAATTGCGGATTTTGGTTCAACAATCACAAATCCAGTTGTCAAAATTTCGGTTTCTTCCGTTGGTGTTGAATCGTCCGGAATGTTAACTTGTGAATACAATGTTTATTTTTCGGAATCGGAATATTTGTCTGGAAAACATTTTTTTAAGGCGGAAAAAGACGGCAAAAGATTAATTAATTTCACTTTTCCCGTTGCGGATGTTCCAACTTGGGGAATAATGACCTATAAAGAAGAACAAAGAAAAATAATTGCACAAACGTTTGATTTAAACGTTGCGGACGTTGTTCTTGTTGAGCAATCGGAAGAATCGGAATAAAATGAACGTAAAAGAACAAGAACGGCAAAGAATAATTGACTCCTTTGATGTTTACGACGTACCGTTGTATTTTAGGGAATTAACTATTCAGGCGTTGAATTCAACCGATTGGGATTGGTTCAATGAAATGGACGGTTGTTCTTGCGCTCCGAATTATTGGCCGACGCGATTCAATCCGCCTTGTTTGGTTCACGATTATTTGTGGAGAACTGGACGCGGTGGAATTATTTCGGATAAAATTTTTTTGAAACATATGAAAATTTATTCAATGCCGAAATTTCAACGCGTTTTTCGATTTGTTGCCGTTCGTGTTGGTTGGTTGCTTTTTTATAAGTGGAAACATAAATTCAATAAAAATATTCGTATTTTAGAAAAAACAACCGTAAACATATTAAAAGAATGGAAAAATTGAGCGTCGAAGAATCTTGGGACTATATTAAACAAATTGTTTTTAAGGCGGTTCCAATGACGGGAACAATTGAAGAATTTGAAAAGAAAAAACAAGCGATTGAAACGGTATTTGAAACCGTTGAAAATGCTTTAAAAATTGATAAAAATGGCGAATAAAAGTTTTAAAATTTTTGACGGTGTTGATATAACCACAAGCCCAACGGCAACAGAAAAGGTTTCATCGAATTATGCAATTGCGTTGCAAATTGTTTGGTCCGGATTTAGTGGAACCGCGTCTTTTGGTGTTGGTGTTTCAATGGATAATACCAATTTTGACGATTTTCCATTTGTGGACGCAAGCGGAACGCGGGTGACTTCAATTCCGATTTCGGGCGCAAGTGGTTCGGCAACAATTGAAATTGAATCGGTTGTTTCGGATTGGATTAAATTCACCGTTGACGGATCGAGCGCGTCAGGTGGAACAATTTCGGGTTATTATTCACAAATCGACAATCAAGACACATACTAAAATGGGGCAAGTTTATAAAGGTGCATTAAAACAATCAAGCGGGGGCGGAACCGGAACCGATTCCGACGCGGTTCACGTGAACGTTGCGTCGGAAATTTCCGGAGTTACCGCAAAAGCAACGCCAACAACAAATGATTTGTTGTTAATTGAAGACGTTGCGGACAGTAACAACAAGAAAAAAATCACAATCGGCGACATTCCAGGAACACCGGACGCGGACGCGGTTCACGTTAATATTTCGAACGAAATCACGGGCGTAACTGAAAAAACAACGGTTGACAATCAAGACGAATTTTTAATTGAAGATTCGGAATCGTCTTTTGTTAAAAAAAGCATCAAAAGAAAAACAATTGTTCAACCAATTGTTGAAACAACAAGTTCAACCGCAACGTTGACAATTGATTCGGACAATGTTGATATTTCAATTTTAACCGCACAAAACGGAAGTTGTTCAATTGCGTCACCTACGGGAACACCGGTTGAGGGTCAAAAATTAATAATTAGAATAAACGACAACGGTTCGGGCGCGCCGTTATCATGGGACGCAATATTCAGGGAAATTGACACAACTTTGCCGTCAACAACAACGGCAAACAAAACGATTTATGTCGGTTGTATATATAACACAAACGCAACAAAATGGGACGTTGTCGCGGTTAAAGAAGAATCTTAAAAAATGTATTATATAATTTCAAAAATAGAATTAGACGGAACAGATAGTTTGAAATATTCAGATTATGCAACAACCGAAAGTGACGAAGTCGCGATTCAAATCAACGAAGACTATGACGCAACACTTGGGAAATTTTTGGCGGAAAATCGAACAAAATTAAACATTGGTGAAGTTAGCGTTTCAACATTTTTTGAAACAACTTCTTTTGTGTATGAAGCAAGAACGCAAGTTGATAATGTTGAGGATTTAAATCTTTTATCAATAACCGAATTTAATCAATTGTAAATGTCCGCACCAATTAAAGGAAATACAACAAGCGCAAACCCGACACCGGGCGCAAATAAATATCAATTTACACACAACCAAAACACGGGTTCGGGGCGTTTATTGATTATACAATTGACGATGTCGAACATTCGTACATATACGGGGTGTACGTATGGCGGTCAAGCAATGACGCAATTATACATAATTAATCGAGGTGGACTAAGTCAAAGAATGGCGTTTTTTTATTTAGTTGATCCGCCAACGGGAAACAATACTTTGCGAATTAATTTCAACAATTCCGTTTGGAATCCGATTTCAATTCATGCGCGTTCGTTTACCGGTTCGGGAGGTATTGGAAACGATGCGAAAACGGGCGGTCAATCAACACCAAATACGCAAAGTTTAACCGTTTCAGACGATTCGTTAATAATGGCGACGGCGTGTTCCGTGAATGTTATTTCAACAATTCAGATTCCGCAAGGAACAAACCGAACGTTTGTAACACACAACACAAATCGACAAGTCGGAACGGGTTCGATTTCAGCAAACGCCGGATTTTCGGCGGGAACTTATGATATTAGAACAACGTCAACTTCCGGGAGCGTTACAAATGACCGAATTGAAATTTTGGGGTTAAGTTCACCGGCGACAAACACGGACGGCGATTTTTTTATGTTAATGTAAAAACAAAATGACAAAGGCGTATTTTTATATTCGAAACGTATTCCAGGACGCACAATCAAACGACGGAACAAAATGGCGCGTTGTGTTGGAATCTTTAAAAGTTGCCGGAGTTGAGCAATTAACAAGCGATTTCACAACCGAACGCGACACATCTTTGAATTTGCCTTTGTCCGCGTTTGAATATTCGAATTGTTCGGACGACGGTTCAACAATTAACGCGTGCGAATTAGCCGGATTAAATGATTCCTGGAATCCGTTTGTTTTAATGTTTAACGGAACATACGACAATGTTGTAAATACTAAAAACCGGGGGTCTTTTCTTGCGTCCAATTCTTCCAATCTTTACGGAATTGAAGGTTTTGGATTTGGATTCGACCAAATTGCGGTTCCAATCAACGACATTCCTTCGGGCGGTTCAACCGGGGCAAGTTCAAACGGGGCGTTTTTTGTAAACTTTGACGAAACACAAAATTTTGAATTTATAATAAAAGTTAAACAAACGGACAACGCCGGAACAACAACTTTGAAGGATGACCAACATTCTTATTCGTACACGGCAACAACTTGTTCTTTTGTGTATAATTTTCAAGATATTTTGAACACGGGTCCAATTGTCGCGCAAACTGAATACGCGTTTTTGTCCGGAGGTTCAGCCGGGTGGGTTGATTTTGGTTGCGGTTCTTCCGGCGGTGCGTTGGGTGACGATCCGATTGTCACGCAAAGTTTTTGCACGGTTCCAACAACACCACAACCGGCGCAATCGATTGTTTCGGAATCACTCGACGAATGTTGTTATCAATCGCCGGTTTTAGCGTCAACAACGTCGAACGATAATTGGAAAAATGACATAAATTCTTTTTTATTCAAAAGAAATTTTTCATCGGAAACAATCACATTAACACTTCAAAAGAATGGAACAACAAACATTCCAATTATCAACGACGATTATGGAATTTATTACGATTTCGGAACGTTTAGCGATTATCCAAATTATAAAGGAATCCGAATCGAATGGCAAAAAGTTTTATTGTTGCAAGGTTCGGGAGTTTACAGATTAAAAGTCGATTCAAACTTTTTAACCGGATCAACAACGGTTTATTCAATACCTTTTAAATTAAATGAGTACACACAAGCACGAGCAAACGGAACATTCCGAATCCAATCAATTCAAAATGGTTTTCTTCGTCACCTTGATTTTGATTATAAAAATATTAATTGGTTAGACGGTTTGCGGGTTCCTGGATTCTTCGGAAACCGGCAAACCGAATACGAACAAGAATTTGTTCTTTATGCGAACCGCGATTCGAAACAAGTTCGGTCTGAATTAATTAATACGTATGTTTGTCAGACAATGCACGTTCCGGACTGCATAACGGATTTGATTATTGAATACCACAATTTCGGAAACGAATTGTTTTTCACGGACTACAATTTGAACAACCACAAAAAGACATACATTCAAAAAAAGGTTGTATTTGATTCAATGGATTCAATTGACTATAAAGACACGACACATTTTGCGCCGTTACAATTGAATTATAAAGATTTTAATCAAAATTTTGTCAAAACAAATTGTTAATTTTCCTTTTGTTGCAATTCATCGAAAATTGAATTTTTTTTCAGAAACGTTTTGCATTTAAAAACTTTTTTTGTATTAAATTCGTACCGTAAAAGGGAAGGGAAGTTTTTTAATTCAATAACAATTTTTTAAATTCGTGATGATAAAACATAAACGAATGGAAAATAATTTTTTGATTGATGTCGTTGGCGATTTTATTCTTGTTTTTATTAGCTTTACGGGTACTCTTATTGGCCTGGATTCGTTACCTCAACAAGAAACGTTGATTCAAATCGTAAACACGACAGAAACCGCAACAACAATTGATTCCGTTCAAAAATTAATGACAATTTTTTCTTTGATTGTTTCCACAATCGCCGGTTTTATTCCAATTTTAAAATTCTGTAAACGTAACAAAAAACAATAAATCGCGTAATTGGGCGCGGTATGAAAAAAATTTCGTTTTGCGTTCATAAAATGTTTAATAAAAAGATTTTACGTTTTTTTCACAAAATCGCGTTAATTATATACTTTGCTTTTATAATTTACCGCGTGATATCTTATTGTTTAAAAGTTTTTTAAAATGTTATTATAAAAAATTCGTTAAATATTAACGTTTTCAAATATCTTTAAAAGAAACACAATGTCGCAACGTTACCAATGGGGAAAAACTTCGATTGAAAGAATGAAAGGACTTGACGAACGTCTTGTCCGGGTTTTATTCAGAGCGATTCGAATCGCATCAAAAAAAAAGGACGGTATTGATTTGACAATTCCGCAATTTGGCGGACTGAGAACAGCCGACGAACAAAACAAATTATTTGAAAACGGGTTTTCAAAATGCGACGGGTACGAAAAAAAATCTTTTCATCAAAGCGGTCGCGCCGTTGATGTCATTCCGTACATTAAAGGTAAAAACGTTTACAACATGAAAGATTTGGAAAAACAATTGTTGTTTCACAAAGTCGCCGTTTGTATGCTTGAAGCGTCAAACAAAGAAGGCGTTCGATTGAATTGGGGCGGAAATTGGTCTTCCTGGTTGGATCGTCCACATTTTGAAATCAGAAATTGAAAATAATTATGATTAAAAAAATATTTGATTTTATTCCGCGTTTGGACCCAATTGTTTCAAAAGTGACAACAAACGCAAAACAAAAGAAAATCGCAAAATTAATTGTTCGCGTTGTTCAGATTGGCGCGGTTGTTTATTTATTATCGAAAGGACTAATCGACGATGAACAAGCGATTGAAGTAATAAAAGATTGATTGATTCTTTTTCGCTTTTCATGGCGATAAAGTTGTGTTTTTAAGGGGATTCCTTCGGGTTTTCCCTTTTTTAATTAAAAAAAAATAAGTTTTTTTGTGAACGTATTTGTTTAGTACGTTAATTTATATTATTTTTGATTATATCAATAAAAAAACACAAAAAAACAATTATCATGGAAAATTTATTACAGTTACAAAGAATGGTACAAGACTACTCAAGAGATTTACAAGGCTTGGATAGAATGCAATTAAAGGAAGGTTTAGATAGATTAAGAAGAACCTTAGAAATGATTGTTTTAGATACCGACGAAAGTGATTCTTTAGAATTAAGTAGAACTACTTTAAACAGGGTTAAACGTGAATTAACAAATGAAATCAAAAAAGACATACTAAAAGTTAGTAATAAGTAATATTAAAAACACAACAAAATGAAGGACAAAAGATTCAAAATAAAAAACGAAAATTGTTTTTTTGCTTTTTTAATATTATTGACAATAATCACAAGCGGTTTATTTTATTGCGAAAAAATATTCTTATTTATTAAATCACTTTTTAAAAAAAATCAGAAATGAATTTCGAAGAATTAAGAGAAAGACAAATTGACGAATTAGAAATAAAACTTCGCAACAATCAACACGTTAGAATTTGGAACGTGATTCCGTATCGGTTCGAATTGTTGAAACGTCTTGTTGACGATGAACGCGCAACGGAATATCTTCGCGAATGTATCGAATTTGCAAACGAATCTAATTAAAAACAAAATCACTATAAAATGAACGCAATCAAAAAAGACATCGAAAAACGTGTCGAAAAGTTAAGGAAATACTATTATGAAAACCCGGGCAAAATTGCAACGATTAATCTTTTGGAAGACATCGCACACGCCGTTGATTTTTATCAAAGACAAGTCGCGCAAAGTTACAAATCAATCGATTGGGAAAAACAACAAGGGTTCATTCCCTCAACAAAAGAACGTTATCACAATTGGGAAATAAAAAAAGCAACATTGACAAGACTTCAAGAACGTTATCGAAAAGTTTTGGAATTGTTGTTCATTACCAGGTAAAACAAAAACAAATGAAAAAAGAATTGAAACAAATCGCAAAACCTGAATCGGTTCATTCGGTTGCGCGTAAAATCAGAAATCACGAAACCGCCTTTCACCGGGCGGTGCGAACCAAAAGTTTGAAATTTACGGAATTTAAAAAATTTTGTGAACTATGCGACGCAACAATCGTTGTTCGTAAAACCGACGGAACAGAAATAAAAGTTTAATTGACGTTTGTCAATGTTAACAACTTTTTTAAATTAGTAATAACTTTTAAAAACACAATCAAAAATGAGTGAATCAAAAACACATTGGAAAAACAATTTCGATTATACCTATTTAGGGGGATATTCGATTGAAGACAAAGACCTTGAATTGACAATTTCAAAGGTTCAAAACGAAATGGTCAAAGGACAATCCGGACGCGATGAATCTTGTATGGTAATTTATTTCGAAGAACTTGACAAAGGAATGATTTGCAACAAGACGAACGCGAAGACAATCACATCCGTTCATGGAACGCCCTACATTGAGGAATGGCCGGGCAAAAAAATTCTTCTTGGAACTGAACGCGTTTCGGCGTTTGGTGAAACAACCGACGCGTTGAGAATCAGACAAATTAAGCCAAAAACAAAGGTTGATCCGACGCAAGCGGTGAACCGTTTGGAAGGTGCGTTGGACATTGCGGATTTACAATCAATTTGGAAATCTTTGACAAAAGCGGAACAACAAAACAAAACAATTATTAACATTAAAAACACAATGAAGAATGAACTTAAATAAAAACATTGAACAACGTTCAAAAGAATGGAAAGAAATCCGCAAAGGTTCAATTGGCGGAACACGTGTCAAAACGGTAATAGCAAAAAACAATCTTCCATTGGTTGACGAATTAATCGCCGAAAAGCATTCGGACACAATCGAAGAAACATTTGTTAACGACGCACAGCAACGGGGAATTGATTTGGAACCGTTTGCGATTTCTGAATTTGAAGAACGAACGGAATTGAATGTTGATTCGTTTGGACTTGTAACAAATGAAAAATTTCCCGGTTGTCACCTATCGCCGGACGGTTTGATTCTTGACGGTTCCGGTGTTCCGTTGTCAGGTGTCGAAGTGAAATGTCCGTCAACAAAAAAACACGTTGAATATATTAGAACAAATCGCGTTCCGGCGGAATACAAATTTCAAATTTATCATTATTTTGCAATTTGCGACACGGTTCAAACAATGTATTTTGTTTCATACGATCCGCGATTTGAAATTCGTCCAATTCATATTGTTCAGGTCAACCGCGAAGACATCGTCGAAGAATTGCAACAATTTAAAACAAAACTTTTAAAGTTTATTGATAAATTAAGCAAATACGAATCACAAATCATTGACACGTTTTAAAATTGTCTAAAAAAACAAAAATTCAATTGTCCATGTTCCCGCAATTCATTTGTGAAATTTGCGGGGACAAATTGAAACACAATGGAACAACTTGTCAGGAATGCGCGGAAATTTGGATTCAAAAACTTAACGAAAACACCTTTGAAAAAAATGCAAATCAATAAAGAACTTGTTTGGAACGCAATGCAGCACATCCAAAAACAACAATTCACAATGAACGAATTGTTCACATCGATAGCCGAAGAAATTCAACAAGAAAACGGTAACTATCCAAAAATATTCAGATTCAATGATATTATTCAAACCGCCGTTGTTGTTACCGGCGTAACATTAAAGGAACTTAAAGGACGAACGCGAAAACGTTCGGTTGTATATGTTCGCCAGGTTGTTTTGTATTTAATACAAAAATACACCGCATTAACAACACCGAGAACGGGCGAAATTTTCAATCGTGACCACTCAACCGTAATTGCATCAATGAAGCGTGTAAACGACGCGAAAAACGGTTATAACGAACAATTAAAAGAAGTTTTGGAACTTGTTGAATCTTGTTTGTTAACTGAAAAAACAATTTGAAGGCGATTCGGCGAAAAAAAATCGGTTCACTTATTTTTGATTCTTTTATTTATTACATTATTTTATTTATTATTAATTTAATCCGCCAAAATAAAGTAAAAAGAAAATAAAAAGGATAAAAGATTAATGAATAAAGGGTTTTTAACAAAGGCGGAGTTAAAAATTAAAAACCGCCAACAATCGCCAAAAAACGCCGTTAATTAATAATTTTAAAAAAAACACAACTTTATTAGAAAATGAAAATAACTTGTTACAAGTCACTTTTTAATCCGAAAGCGGGTGACTTTCAAATTCCAGTCGAAAAGGCGTTCAGCCGAATCAAAAACGGTTCATCAAAAAAACTTCTCGAAAAAATTAGGGCCGTAAACGACAAAGACGAAAAAAACAAACTTAAACAACTTCTTCCGTGTTATTTATTCGCGGGAACTTTTTCAGCAAGAAAAGATAATTCATTGATTGAACATTCGGGATTGATTGCGCTTGATTTTGACGGATTCCCGGACAAAGAAACTTTTCAAACATGGCGCGACACCTTGACGGCGGATCAATACACAATGGCGGTTTTCACTTCACCAAGCGGTGACGGTCTGAAATCAATTGTTAAGATTCCAAAATGTGACCGGGACGAACATAAACTTTATTTTACAGCATTAGAAAAATATTTCGATTGTGAATATTTCGATACGTCTTGCAAAAACATTTCCCGAGCGTGTTATGAATCGTTTGATCCTGAAATTTTTGTCAATTACGAATCAAAACTTTGGACGGAAAAAGCCGAAGAACAAGGGTATCAATTTACCGACCGCGAACCGCAAATCGTGTTGAAAGAAACAAACGAAATTATTGAACGCCTTTTAAAATGGTGGAATCGTGATTTTGGACTTGTTAAGGGTGCAAGAAATAACAATCTTTTTATTCTTGCGTCTTCGTTCAACGAATACGGTGTTGACCAATTTGTCGCGGAATCGACAATTTTGTCGCAAATCGTTGGCGGTTCAATGCCTGAAAAGGAAGTTGAAAACGTTATAAAATCGGCGTATAAATCGCGACACCTTTTCGGAACAAAATATTTTGAAGACCGCAAAACATATCGTCAAATCGAAACACAAGTTAAACGCGGGGTTCCGATTGAAAAAATAAAAGATTCAATTCCGCAAGCGGACACACAAACAATTGAAGCAATTAAAAAAAGTTCAAAAGAAATTATTTTTTGGTTTGTAGTTGAAACGCGGCAAGGCGAACGCGTTGTCATTGACAACGTAAACTTCAAATTGTTTTTGGAAAAAAAGGGATTTTTTAAATTTTATCAAGAAAAATCAGAAAATCCGATTTTTATAAATATTAAAGAAAATATTGTTCGAAATTCAAGCGCGACGAAAATAAAAGATTTTGTTCTTCAATACCTTTTTGAAAGAAATGAATTGCAAGTTTGGAATTATCTCGCATCAACAACAAAATATTTCACGGACGTTTTTTTGTCGTTCCTGGAATCAATCGATTTGAAAATGATGAAAGACACAAAGGAATCGGTTTTTTTATATTTTAAAAACGGCGTTGTTGAGGTTCAAAAAGAAGAACAAAAACTTCTTGACTATATTGATTGTGACGGTTACGTTTGGGAAGACCAAATCATAAAAAGAAATTATCAAGAAACGGACAACGACGAAAACGATTTCAAAAAGTTTGTTCATCGAGTAAGCGCGGACGAAAAGAAAAGGATTCAAATAATGGAATCAACACTTGGGTATCTTATGAGTTCGCACAAAGATAAGACGGACCAAAAATCAATTATTTTCAACGACCAAGAAATATCGGACGGAAACCCAAACGGCGGTTCCGGAAAAAGTTTATTATTAACCGCATTAGGACAATTTAAAAAACTTGTGACAATTGACGGGAAATCATTTGACGCAAACAAATCCGATTTTGTATATCAACGTGTAAACCTGGACACGCAAGTTTTGGCGTTCGACGATGTCAAAAGAAAATTCAATTTCGAATCGTTGTTTTCGTTAATAACGGAAGGAATCACGGTCAACCGAAAAAACAAAGATGAAATTTTCATTCCTTTTGAGAATTCTCCGAAAATAATAATAACAACAAATTACGTAATTGACGGAGCCGGATCAAGTCACGACCGACGAAGACACGAGGTTGAATTGTTTCAATATTTTAACCAATTCCGAACACCTTTGGACGAATTTGGAAAACTTTTGTTTGACCAATGGAACGCGGAAGAATGGCATAAATTTGATTCGTATATGATAAATTGTTGTAAACTGTTTTTAAGTTTTGGATTAATAAAACCTGAATCAATAAACGCAAATACAAAACGTTTTATTCAATCAACATCGAAGGACTTTTTTGATTGGATTATTGACGATTCACTTCCGCACAATTGCAAAGTTTATACGTCCGAAATTGTTGACGATTTCAAAAATGAATTTTCAGATTTTTCGAAAATATCGAATCAACGCTTTATTTCTTGGGTGAAGAACTATTGTAATTTTAAAGGGTACGAATATGAAGCGTTCAAAACACCGCGACGCGGTTTTCAGATACTAACAAAAAAACACGACACAATTGACGGTCAACCGTTACCGTTTTAAAAACTTGAAAAATGCAAAAAAAATTATTTGAAATACAAGCGGAAAATAAAAAAACATATCGGGCAATTAGGCACGACGTAACAAGAAAAAAACAAAATGATTATTCCGATTCTTTACATCACCCAAAACAAAAAATTAATCAAATAAAAAATGTTTTAAGTGAATTTTGCGGTTGGGCGGATTTAAGCACGTTAGAACTTTTTGCGGGACAAGGAAATTGTACGAAAATTTATGCGGAATTTGGGGAGGTTATCGCAAACGAACAAAAAAACAAGGTTTTTAAAAAATTGATTGAAAACGTTAAAAATTGCGCGTTTGTCCATTGCAATAAAGTTGATAGTTTTTTGGATTTTCATCAATTAATAGCATTAAAACAAAAATTTGATGTTGTCGATTTGGATCCATACGGTTTCCCAAATCGTTTTTTTCCGGATGTTTTTTTGTTAATTGACAAGGGCGTTTTATTTGTTACAATGCCAAAACCTTTTGTTAACATATTAAACGGAATTACGCAAACCCATTTGATTAGTTATTACGGCGAACAAAATCCAAGTTTGGAAACAATAATCGAAAAAATTGCAACGTGGGGAGTTTGTCATTGGCGTAAAGTTGAATTAATTAATTACATAGATTTAAAAAGCGTTTGGAGGTTTGCTTTTAAAGTTGAAAAAGTAAAAGCAACCGAATATTGCAACGTAAAAAACAAATAAAAACTTGAAACAATGTCAAAAATACTTATCACAAAAATGAAAGTCGATAAAAACAAAATCGAAATATCTGAAGCGAAAATCGTCGACGCGAACGGAAACCCGACAAGAAACGTTTCAATCAACGAATCGTTTGCGGTTGCGCTTAAAGGTTCGATAATTAATTTGGATTTGTCACATTTAAACGAAAAAAACAATGTTTAAACTTCGCGAAATCCAGGAACAAAAATCAACCGAACTGAAAAAGGTTGTTCGAAAACATCGAATCGGAATCCTTGCGGGTGAAGTTCGATCCGGAAAAACATTGACAGTCCTTGCAACCGCCGAAAAGCTACGGAAAAAACACGTTCTTTTTTTAACAAAAAAACGCGCAATGTCTTCGATTCAATCAGATTATGAACTTGCGGGATTTACGTTCAAATTAACTTTAATTAATTACGAATCAATTCACAAAGCCGACACAAAATCGGTTGACCTGGTTGTTTGTGATGAATCGCACACAATGGGCGCGTTCCCAAAACCGTCCAAACGAACAAAGGCCGTTCGCGATATTGTCGCAACAAATAAACTTGATTTGATTCTTGCGTCCGGAACAATTCATCCGGAATCAATCGCGCAAATATTTCATCAACTTTTTGTTTCCTATTATACGCCGTTTAAAAGCGTGAATTTTTATCATTGGGCGAAAACATACGTTGATATTTACAAAATCAAAATCAACGGTTATGATGTCAACCAATATGACCGAACACACAACGAATTGATTGAAGAAGTTGTCGCGCCTTTAAAGGTGACAATGACACAATCAGACGCGGGATTCACTTCGAAAGTTTTTGAGAATTTCGAAACGGTTGAACTTCGTCCAATTACTT